AAGCAGACAAGCGCGAACGTTGCCGACAGAACTTCATGCCCTTCGTGCGGCAGATGTGGTCAGCATTCATCCCCGGAAAGCACCATCAGATCATGGCAGATGCGTTTGAACGTGTCGCCAGAGGCGAGTTGAAGCGCCTGATCATCAATATGCCTCCCCGGCACACCAAATCCGAGTTCGCATCCTTCCTTTTCCCGTCTTGGTTTCTGGGTATGTACCCCGAAAAGAAGATCATTCAGACCGCTCACACGGCTGAATTGGCGGTCGGTTTTGGTCGAAAGGTGCGAAATCTGGTGGGTTCGCCCGACTACCAAGAGATTTTCCCCACCAAGATGTCGGCAGACTCCAAGGCCGCTGGTCGATGGAACACATCCAAGGGCGGCGACTACTTCGCTATCGGTGTCGGGGGTGCGGTGACCGGTAAAGGTGCGGATGTGCTTATCATTGACGACCCGCACAGCGAACAAGAGGCCATGCAAGGCAATCCGGCAGTCTATGACCGGGTCTATGAGTGGTATTCGTCCGGCCCTCGTCAGCGTTTGCAGCCGGGTGGAGCGATTGTGATCGTGATGACCCGCTGGTCCAAACGCGATCTCACGGGGCAGATTCTCAATTCCGCAGCCAAGAAGGACTTGGAGGACTGGGAAGTCATCGAACTCCCTGCTCTTCTCCCGTCAGGCAAGCCTCTCTGGGCAGAATTCTGGAAGCAAGAGGAACTGGAAGCCATCAAGGCCGAACTCCCGGTGGGCAAGTGGGAGGCGCAATACCAACAAAACCCAACATCAGAAGAAGGCGCGATCATCAAGCGCGAGATGTGGAAGATTTGGGAAAACGAACGACCGCCGCAGGTCGATTACATCATCCAATCGTGGGACACAGCCTTTGAAAAGAGCAACCGCGCTGACTACTCTGCTTGCACGACTTGGGGTGTTTTTTATCGTGACGTGGATGGTCAGGAGATTCCGAACATCATCGTCTTGGATGCGTTCAAGGAGCGCATGGAGTTCCCAGAACTCAAGAAAACAGCCTTCGACTTCTGGAAAGAATGGAACCCGGACACGCTCATTGTGGAGAAAAAGGCGGCTGGAGCACCACTGATCTATGAGATGCGGAAGATGGGCATCCCTATCTCCGAATATACACCGAGCAAAGGCTCAGATAAGATAGCCCGTGTAAACGCTGTGTCAGACCTTTTTGCGTCCGGCATGGTGTGGAGACCTGAAACCCGCTGGGCTGATGAACTTGTTGAAGAACTTGCATCCTTCCCGAACGGCGATCACGACGATTTGGTGGACTCAACCACGCAGGCGTTGTTGCGGTTTAGGCAAGGGGGCTTCATTCAACTGGCGTCCGACGAGGCTGATGGGATGTTTGTACCCCGCAAGGCGGCGTATTACTAAGGACGGCTATGGAAAAATCACTCTACCAACTTCCCCCCGGCATTGAGGCGCTGTCTGAGACTGCCCCGGAAGTCGAGATCGAAATCGAGATGGAGCAGGAAGAGGGCGAGGAGCCTGTTGTTGAAATCGAGGTGAATCTTGCCTCTTTTGACGAAAACCTCGCAGAAAACATGGACGAGGGCGCTCTTCAGTTGGTTTCCGAAGAGATTTTGTCCTTCATCAAAGACGACCTGACCTCCCGCAAAGACTGGGAGAAGACCTACAAAGAAGGCTTGAGCCTGCTCGGTCTGAAGATCGACGAGCGCACTGAGCCTTGGGATGGCGCGTGTGGTGTGTACCACCCCATTCTTTCTGAGTCTGTCGTCAAGTTTCAGTCAGAAACCATTCTGGAAACCTTCCCGGCATCTGGCCCGGTGAAGACCAAGATCATCGGCAAGGTCACCCGCGAGAAAGAAGAAGCGGCAGCGCGAGTTCAGGACGACATGAACTACGAACTGACCGAGGTGATGACCGAATACCGCAACGAGCATGAGCGCCTGTTGTGGAGTCTTCCTATCACGGGATCGGCATTCAAGAAGGTCTACTTCGACCCCAGCCTTGATCGCCAAGTCGCCATGTTTGTCCCGGCAGAGGACATCATCGTCCCCTACGGCGCGTCTGATCTTCAGTCTTCTCCCCGTGTTGCACACCGGATGCGGAAGACCGAGAACCAGATCAAGAAACTGCAAGTCGCTGGCTTTTATCGTGACATCGAACTGGAAGAGCCGCAGCGCAACATCACAGAGATTGAGAAGAAAAAGGACGAAGAGGCTGGTGTAAACATCGTCGATGACGACCGTTACCTGCTCTATGAAGTCCACATTGACTACGACCTGCCCGGGTATGAGAACGAAGACGGCATTGCGCTGCCTTATGTGATCACGCTGGCATCGACCGGCGAGGTTTTGGCGATCCGTCGCAACTACCTTGAGGATGATCCGACTCAACAGAAGCGGATGCACTTCACGCACTACACCTACATCCCCGGTTTTGGTTTTTACGGCTTTGGCTTGATCCACCTCGTGGGCGGCTTTGCAAAGAGTGCGACATCGATCCTTAGACAACTCGTTGACGCAGGCACTCTGTCAAACCTCCCCGGGGGTTTCAAGTCCAAAGATTTGCGCGTCAAGGGGGATGACACCCCGATTGCTCCGGGTGAGTGGCGAGACGTGGACGTGACGGGCATGACCATCAAGGATTCGGTCGTTCCCCTCCCGTACAAAGAGCCGAGCGCCACGCTGTTTAACCTGCTCAACACCATCGTTGAAGAAGGTCGCCGCTTCGCATCCGTGGCAGACATCAAGTTTGCGGATATGTCCGCTCAAGCGCCTGTGGGAACCACGCTGGCGCTGCTTGAAAGAACCCTGAAGGTGATGAGCGCGGTGCAGGCCCGTGTCCACGCAGCGATGAAGCAGGAGTTCAAACTCATTGCCGCCATCGTTCGCGACTACACGCCCGACACCTACTCCTACGAGGTCGATGGACCCAAGAAGGCCAAGCAGGCTGACTACGATCTCGTGGACATCATCCCCGTTTCGGACCCCAACGCATCGACGATGGCCCAGCGGGTGGTGCAGTACCAAGCCGCACTGCAACTGGCTCAAGGCGCACCCCAGATTTACGACCTGCCGCAACTGCACCGCCAGATGCTGGAGGTCTTGGGCATCAAGAACGTCGCCAAGATCATCCCGATTGAGGACGATCAGAAGCCAATGAACCCCGTATCGGAGAACATGGCAGTGATGACGGGCAAGCCGGTCAAGGCTTTCCTGTATCAGGACCACGAAGCGCACATCAAGGTCCACATGAACGCCATGCAAGACCCGAAAGTGCAGCAGATCGTGGGTCAGAACCCTCGCGCCCAGTTGATCCAAGCCGCCATGATGGCCCACATCAACGAGCACATCGGCTTCCAGTACCGTGTCGAGATCGAAAAGATGCTCGGCGTTCCGCTTCCTCCCCCGGACGAGCAACTGCCCGAGGACATCGAGGTGGAACTGTCCCGCGCCGTGGCTGCGGCGTCCGACAAACTGCTGGCAAAGGATCAGGCAGAGGCTGCAATGAAGGCCGCGCAGCAAGCCGCACAAGACCCGGTCATCCAACAGCAGCAGCGCGAGTTGGACATCCGCGAGGCAGAGGTTCTACGCAAGAAAGCCAAGGACGAGGCAGACGTGCAACTGCGCGAAGCCGACATTGTTGCGAAGGATCAGCGCGAACGAGAGCGTATTGCTTCTCAGGAGCGCATTGCAGGGGCGCAAATTGGAGTCAAGGCGATGGATGCGGAGAAAGCCATCGAATCCAAGCAGCGCATTGAGGGTCTAAAAATAGGAGCCAACATTGGGTCTAAGGGACTACCTTCTTGATGAACTGAAGAGACAGCAGGAATCGCTGAAGGATCGGCTCGCCTTCAGCCCTGTTGAGGATTACGCCTCCTACCGTGAGTTGGTGGGCGAAATCCGCGCATTTCAACGACTAATAAGAGCCATAGAGGAACTACCTGATGAGTGACGAGAGCAAATTTGAATTACCGGAGCCGAAAGGCTACCGCCTGTTGATTGCGATCCCCAAGAAGGAGGAGACCTTCAAGGATTCGCAGATCGTGATTGCTGAATCCGTTCGGCAGCGCGAGGAAATTGCGTCAATTGTGGGTCTGGTTGTGAAACTGGGTCCGCAGGCGTACCAAGACCCGGATAAGTTCCCCGATGGGCCTTGGTGTAAAGAAGGCGACTTCATCATCATGAGGTCGTATTCAGGGACGAGGTTCAAGGTCAGCACCCCGCAGGGCGACCAAGAGTTCCGTCTCATCAACGACGACACCGTTGAGGCTGTCGTTGCCGATCCACGGGTAGTTACCCGCCTATAAGGAGCATTCATGTCTGAGAACAACAACCCAAACGTCGAGATTGAAATCGAGGGGTCACCCGAGATCGAGATCGTAGACGACACCCCCCCAGAGGACCGAGGCAAACCGGGGCCGAAAGGCGAAGTTGAAGTCACGGATGACGAAATCTCGCAGTATTCCGAGAACGTCCAGAAGCGCATTCGCCAACTGAGGGCCGTTTACCACGAAGAGCGCCGGGAAAAGGACCGCCTTGCCCGGGAGCATCAGGAAGCGATCAACTACGCCCAGCAGATTGCCGAGCAAAACCGGCTGCTGCAAGAGCGTCTGTCGCAGGGTGAGAGGGTGTTGGTGGAAACCAGCAAGGAGCGCAACGAGGCGATCCTTTCTCAGGCAGAGCGGGAATACAAAGAGGCTTACGAGGCAGGCGACACCGAAAAGATGATCGCCGCCCAGAAGAAACTATCTGAGGCAGTTGTCGGCAAGCGGGAAATGGAGAATTACCAGCCCCGTTATCAAGCCCCTTTACAACAGCAGCAAATTCCAGTAGAAACTAGGCAACAACCACAAGTTGTTCCTGACGAACGGACCCGTCAGTGGGTAACAGAGAACCGTTGGTTCGATGAAGACCCAGTTATGAGAGGGGCCGCCTTTGGTATCCACGATCAACTCGTCCAGAGTGGATATGTCGCCGGATCGGACGCCTATTTCGAGCAACTCGACGCTCGCATTCGGGATTCATTCCCGCAAAAATTCAGGCCATCAAAGCCTGCCGCCAACGTTGTCGCTCCTGCATCCAGAGGTGCAGCGGGATCGAAAAAGGTCACGCTGACAAAGACTCAGGTCGCCATTGCAAAGCGACTTGGAGTGCCCTTGGAAAAGTATGCTGAACAAATCGCAAAGGAGATGGCAAATGGCTGAACGTACACCACGAGATCAAGAGACTCGCGAACAAGGGTTGAGGAAAAAGGCTTGGACACCGCCTTCGACTTTGCCCAATCCCGTAAGGGAAGATGGTTATTCGTACCGCTGGATTCGTAAATCGATCTTGGGACAAGCGGATGACCGAAACATGATGTCCAAGCAGGAAGAGGGATGGGTTCCGGTAAAGCGGGAAGATCACTCAGAACTGCAATATCCCGGCAAGTCCGCTGGACTGGTCGAGATTGGTGGGTTGATGCTCTGCAAAACGCCGACGGAGTTTGTTGAACAGCGTGACACTTGGGTCCGCAATCAAACAGACGCCCAGACGCGAGCCGTAGACGCCAACCTGATGAAAGAAAATGATCCTCGTATGCCGATGTTCAGTGAGCGTAAATCGACCACAAGCAGAGGTAGGCGAGATTAAAGGAGTAAGGAATGGCTTATCCTACAGTTGATGCCCCCTACGGCATGGTTCCCGTGAACCTGCTAGGTGGTCAGGTGTATGCCGGTCAGACCCGACAGATTCCCATTGGTCAAAATGAAACCACCGCCATCTTCTACGGTGACGTGGTTACGTTGAACGCCAGCGGTAACATCACGAAGGTCTCTACCACTGCAACTGCCACCACGATTGGTGTTTTTCTCGGATGCACCTACATTGATCCCAACACGTCTCAGCCGGTGTACAAGCAATACTACCCCGGTGCGATCAACGTGGCTGGAATCGAGGCGTATGTCCAAGATGATCCTGATCAGTTGTACAAGGTCGCCGTGGCTTCCAGTGGCACTACCATTGGTTTCCTGACCCAAGCCGCCGTTGGCAAAAATGCTGCTCTGGTGCAAAACCCCGGCAGCACGACCAATGGTGATTCTCGTAACGCTGTTCAAAATGCGACCAACACTGGCACTACCCTGCCTTTGCGCGTTGTGGACGTTGTGCCCGAGACCGCCATCGCTGGCTTCCCGGGTTCTTACACAGAGGTGATTGTCCGATTTAACTTCGGCATCTCCCTGTATGAGAATGCAACTGGAAGGAGTTAATTAAATGGCTATCTCACGCGCACAACTACTCAAGGAACTGCTCCCGGGTTTGAACGCTTTGTTTGGAATGGAATATTCCACATACGGCGAACAGCACAAAGAGATTTTCGAAACCGAAACCTCTGAGCGTTCCTTCGAAGAAGAAACCAAACTGTCGGGCTTCTCTGCTGCACCGGTCAAAAACGAAGGCTCTGCCATCGCTTATGACAACGCACAGGAAGCATGGACTGCTCGCTACCAGCACGAAACCATTGCTCTTGGTTTCAGCCTGACCGAAGAAGCCATTGAGGACAACCTCTATGACTCTCTCTCGGCTCGCTACACCAAGGCTCTGGCCCGTGCAATGGCTTACACCAAGCAGATCAAGGCTGCAAACGTCCTGAACAACGGCTTTTCGAACACCTACACAGGTGGCGATGGCGTCGAACTGTTCTCGACCGCTCACCCGCTGGTCTCTGGTGGAACCAACTCCAACGAGCCGTCTACCCCCGCTGACCTGAACGAGACTTCTCTGGAGTCTGCCGTTATTCAGATCGCAGCGTGGACCGACGAACGTGGTCTGCTGATCGCCGCGAAACCCCGCAAACTGATCGTTCCTCCGAGCCTTCAGTTCGTGGCAACTCGTCTGTTGGAAACCGAACTCCGTGTTTCGACCAACAACAACGACATCAACGCGATCAAGAACAATGGTTCGATCCCGGGTGGTTATACAGTGAATAACTTCCTGACCGATTCGAACGCATGGTTCTTGACCACTGACGTGCCCAACGGCCTGAAGCACTTTGTCCGTACCCCGATGAACACCTCGATGGATGGTGACTTCGACACTGGCAACGTGCGTTACAAGGCCCGCGAGCGTTATTCGTTCGGCTGGTCTGATCCGCTCGGCATCTTCGGTTCGCCCGGAGCGTAATAAGACGGGAAGGGGGAGGGTGAAAACTCTCCCCTTTTTCGTTTAAACGCAGTATCATGTTGACATCTAGGAATCCGACTCTTATCGACTGACCTAGCAGACTTTGTAGAGACGATAAGAGGATGTGCTACAACACGAAAGGTTGATCATGGCAATTTCTACTTTTGACGGTCCAGTTCGCTCGCTCAATGGCTTTTATTCGCAAGGCCCGGGCAACGTGGTTCCGATTACCGCAAGCACCGCTCTGACGGTTGCTCAACACGCTGGCAAGATCATTGAAGTTGGTGGCACTCTTGCCGCTGACCTGACCCTGACTCTTCCTGCAATCAATATGTCTGCTAATCCGGCCTCTTCTGGCCCGGGTTCTGACCCCAACACACTGAACAATCAGGGCGTGACATTCACTATCTGGGTGGACGCCACCATCGCCACTTCTTCGCTCAAGATTGGCACGAATGGCACTGACAAGTTCGTTGGCTCTGTTCTGTCGATTGACTCTGATTCGTCTGGCGCAATGGCTGGCTTCATCCCCGGCGCATCTGATGACTTCATCAATCTGGATGGCAGCACCACTGGCGGCGTTGTTGGTACTTGCATCACCATTACCGTTCTGACCACCAACAAGTACATGGTCAATGGTGTGATCGTTTGCACTAGCACCCCTGCTACTCCGTTCGCGACTTCTTGATAGGAGGCTGAAATGGCTTCCATGCAATATGACGTACTAGCGTCACAGCCGCGAACGACCGATGGTCAGATGGCTGACCAGAACGGCAACAATCTGGCTCGCTGCCGGATTAAAGCCGTTTATGGCGTCTCTGGCACGAACGCTGGCTCTGTTGTCTTCAAGGACGGCGGGGCAAGCGGCGTGACACTGATGACCATGAACTCACCCGCTGCCGCAGCATCTGGAGTCTTCTGGCTCCCGATGCCCGGTGAAGGCATTCTGGTGGAAACCAATCTGTACGTTGATCTGACGGACGTGGCTTCCATCATGGTGATCTACGGGTGATGTCATGCAATCAGAGGCTTCTTTCAACCTGCATGGCAAGAAACTGTTCATCGGGTTGCCTGCCTATGACGCCAAAGTCTCGGTCAAGTTAGCGATTGCGCTTTCCGAGTTCTGCGTCAAGGCACAGCAACACGGTATTCAGATTCAGTTGTTGAACGTCTCGGGATGCTCTGTGGTGTCCCGGGTTCGTAACATCATTGCCGACGAATTCCTGCGTTCGAATTGCGACCATCTCTTCATGGTCGATTCGGACATGACCTTCAACGCCGATGACGTTCTGCGTCTTCTGTCGTGGAGTCAAAATAAAAACATCGTGGCAGGTGTTGGGGCCGCTCGCAAGAAGGAGAAGGTCTACTTCTCGACTCTTGATCAAGACGAAGACGGCAACATCCTCATGGACAAGATGGGTCTGGTCAAGGTCCAGCGCGTTGGCACTGGCTTCATCATGATCCAGCGCCAAGTCTTTGAGACGCTGCGGGACGCTCACCCAGAATGGAAGTACATGGATCAGAACTCCAACAAAGTTCTCCAGTCCTTCTTCGACTTCAAATCCACCCCAGACGGCTATGTTGGCGAAGACTACGTCTTCTGCGACCGTGCTCGCGAGCATGGCTTTAGCGTTTGGGTGGACCCGACCATTAAGTTGGGCCACATGGGCATCCACGAGTACGAGGGTGCTTTTGGTGAAGACTTCCTATACCCGCTCTTGAAGCCCATCGTGGAAGAAAGGCAGGTCGCCAATGGTTAAGCCGGTCAAGAAGTCGGCGATGCCATGCAACTCGCCCAAATCCACTCCCACGCACCCAAAGAAGTCTCACGTTGTGAAGGCGTGTGAGGGCGGTAAGGAGAAGGTGATTCGTTTTGGTCAGCAGGGCAAAAAAGTTGGCACTGTGTCTGGCACGGCAGGCAAGCCCAAAGCGGGTGAGTCTGATCGCATGAAGGCAAAGCGCAAATCGTTTAAAGCACGTCACGGAGCAAACATTGCCAAGGGCAAGATGAGCGCGGCGTACTGGGCTGATAAGGTGAAATGGTAATGGAAATGATGATATGGAATGTGATCCTCACAGCCATTGTTGCCTTGTTGGGGTTCATCGTGAAAGAGAAGTTTGCTGAACTGAACAGGCTCGGCATCCTGCTCAACAAGACCCGAGAGGAGGTGGCTCGTGATCACATCACTCGCGCAGAAGTTCACCGCGACATGGAGAAAATCATGGAGCGGTTTGATGCTGGCATTTCTCGTCTGGAGGCAAAAATTGACGACCTCCGCAAAGAACAGAAAGGATGATCATGGGAATCAAGTTTGAAGACCTGTCTCCGATTGCCGGGATCATGAGTGGCAAGGGCGCAATGGGCGAGTTGGCCCGTAGCGGCATGATGGGCATTGCTCCTGCCGCAATCTCTCGCAACGCCTATGAAAAAGCCGAGGAAGAGCGCAAGGCGAAAGAGGCAGAAACGCCCATGAAGAAGGGCGGCAAGGTGTCTTCTGCGTCCCAGCGAGCAGACGGCATTGCCCAGCGCGGCAAGACACGAGGACGGATCGTATGAACAAGGTCCGCACCGTGATGAAAGAGTTCAAGTCGGGGTCGCTTAAGTCCTCCTCCGGCAAAAAGGTCACTAACCCAAAGCAAGCGATTGCGATTGCGTTGAGTGAGGCAGGTAAGTCTAAACCCAAACTGAAAGAAGGTGGTCACATGAAAGAGTCTAAAGAAATGATGAAGAAGGAAGTGTCGTTCATGAAAAAGAAGGGCGCTCCCAAATCGATGGTCAAGCACGAAATGGCTGAGATGGGCATGAAAAAGGGCGGCATGGCGAAGTACGCCAAAGGCGGCGGCGTTGCCTCCAAGATGGGTACGGTCAAGACCGCAGCCCCTAGCCGTGATGGCGTTGCTGTCAAAGGCAAGACCAAAGGCACGATGGTCAAGATGATGAATGGCGGCATGACCAAGAAGATGATGTCAGGCGGGAAGTGCTGACATGATGCCCTCGCGTGGCATGGGGGCCATCAATCCCGCCAAGATCAGATCGATCAAAAAGCGGGATGGTGACGAGCCTGTCAAACTGTTTAAACAGGGTGGTGAAACTCGGGTGAACGAAGCCGGGAACTACACCAAACCCAGTATGCGGAAACGCCTTTTTGAGTCCATCAAGGCTCAAGAAGTACAGGGTACTAAGGCTGGTCAATGGAGTGCCCGTAAGGCTCAATTGCTGGCGAAAAAGTACAAAGAGAAAGGCGGGGGTTATCGTGGGTAAAAAAAGACTTGGAAACCTAGCCACCGTTCTTGGTGGTCTTGGTGCGGCGTATGCACTTGCCAATACGATGGGCGGCAGGGTTCGGCCTGAAGATGTCGAGAATAGCCCGGAAAAACAAAGAATGGCGGCAGACTTCGCTGCTCTTTCTCGTCGCCCTGTTCACCAGCCTTCCGCAGTTGAACTGGAGGAGAGGGCGCGTGAAGATGCCCGTAGACGTGCGGGGCTGCCCCTCGTTACAGATGCCGAGCAGGCTCAATACTTTTCGGGCATCAAAAACCTTGCGCGTACTGAAAGCGGCGTCCCCATTCGAACCTCCGATGGCTTTCTGGGCACGACATACAAAAAGGGCGGCAAGGTGTCGTCCACCAAGGTCAGCAAGGTTTCGTCTGCGTCTAAACGTGCAGATGGGATTGCTCAACGTGGCAAGACTCGCGGGAGAATCGTTTGAAGACTTCTCAGCAATCGCTCAAAAACTGGACGGCGCAAAAGTGGCGCACCAAGTCCGGCAAACCGTCTTCCAAGACGGGGGAGCGGTATTTGCCTGAGAACGCGATCAAGAACCTGACACCGGCAGAGTACGCTGCGACCACTCGTGCGAAGCGAGCCGGTAAAAAGGCTGGAAAGCAATTTGTGCCGCAGCCCCCCAAAATCGCCAAGAAGGTGGCAGTGCATAGGAAGGCGACATGACAACATCGGGAACAGCAGGATTCAACCTCGACCTCAACAACATCGTTGAAGAGGCTTTCGAGCGTTGCGGGAAGGAATTGCGTAGTGGCTACGATCTTCGTACCGCTCGGCGCAGCCTGAACCTGCTCACCGTTGAATGGGCCAACCGTGGTGTCAACCTCTGGACCATTGAGCAGGGTTCGATTGCCCTGAACGAGAACCAAG